CTGTGGCGCCGCCGACATGAATAACTGCCACACCCGATGCAAGGCGCACCACACGCGTTTGTATTCTTTCACATTCATTAAGAGACTCTGTGTCCTTAATTAACAATTTAAGCGCTTCAATGCGTGTTTCTACTGCTTCAAAGTCGCAATTGCCACCTACTATTGTAGTTTGATACTTACTACTCTCGATGAATTTTGCAGTGCCCAAGTGACTCATCTTAATATCTTGAAGCTTCACTCCGCTTTGGCGTGTAATAAAAGTTGCACCGGTAGAAATTGCCAGATCATCTAGCGTATTCCGTCGCTCTTCTCCGTACATCGGAGCCTTGATCCCTGCCACTTTTAATGTCCCGCGCATTGCGTTCATAATCATGGCAGCCAGCGCCTGCCCTTCCACTTCTTCTCCGATGATGACCAGCGGCCGATTCTCTCTCGCCACCATTTCTAACACCGGTAAGATTTGTTCCACGTTTGAAATCTTGTAATCAGTGACGAGCAAGAGCGGTTCATCAAAATGCATCACGGCGCGCCTGTCGTCCGTAATAAATGCGCCCGCACAATAGCCGGCATCAAAACGAAACCCTTCGGTCACATCTAACAAAGTTTCAAGCGAGCGCGACTCTTCAATGGTAATGGAGCCATCCTGCCCCACACGATCTACTGCCATGGCAATTAATTTACCGATGGCGGAATCATTGTTGGCCGAAATAACTGCGACATGTTCGATGTCCTGCGCCGTCTTAACCGGAACTGCCATCTCCATGAGATTATTTACCACCTCCTTAACTGCTATGTCAATTCCTCGTTGTAATTCTATAGGGGACACCCCCGATGCAATAAACTTTTGTGACTCTCGCAAGATGGCTCTCGCCAACACGGTAGACGTGGTAGTACCATCGCCGGCGTCATCATTTGTTTGCGTGGCGGCTTGACGTATAATCTCGGCGCCTGCGTTTTCAAACGGATCTTCTAACGCAACAAACCGTGCGACTGTTACTCCATCTTTAGTAATAAAAGGCTCCTTGCCTTTCTCTTTCAAGAGAACATTTCTCCCCCTGGGTCCTAGTGTTGACGCTACATTATCTGCTAAAAGATTAGCGCCACTCATTATTTTCTGTTGTAAATCTTGTGTGTTGTCGTATGCTCGACTCATTAATACCTCACGTTTAATTCTCTTCCCTGAACTCTGTAGTACGCCTACTAATATCCTCGGCTGAATCGATGGCTTCGCGCGCATGAGCACTGTCGTCCATCGCCCCTGCAAAGTATGCCTGCAAGCTGTCATTCAGCGTTTTAAGACTATTAAAAATTTCAAAAACAGCGCCATTGATAATATTCACCGACTTGTTTAAGAGTTCTTGGATTTGCTGACGCCCCACTGTAATAGTTCCAATCTGGACGTCTGTTTGCCCCGCGGTGCCGGTTGCTGCGGTGCCAAAAGCCAAATAGGATCCGGCCAAGCGCGCAATATCTCTAATGTCCCCTTTCGTCAGTTCAAATTGCTTGCGATTTTGATAGCCCCACGTAAACAAAAGAGCTTTTTGCTGCAGCGAAGGCCGAGAGGCCAGTTTATTATAAAAATTTACTGATTCCGCGGGGCTGGCCCAGTCGCCTCCTTCTTCCCAGCGGACCCGAAAAGCGTCATAACGACTCTGATACTCTCGTACTTTTTCTAGAGCAGCTTCATTGGCGCGATATATAATTTCATATGTATGCTCAACTTCCTCCGCTGCCAGGTCGCCTGTTTCGACCAAGCCCTGTAAAATTTCAATCACGGGAGAGCCGGTCCGCGGATCGCCCGACCATGGAAGTTTCTTGCCGGTACCGGGTCGGAAAGATCCTTTCTGTTCGCCCGAAATTCGAAAAAGGGCCCCATTTTTTGAATAGTTTAACGCTTGAAAAACTTCTTCGGAGATGTGAGGAATGTGGTGGCGCACAGCATCCACAAATATCTTTTCCTTTTCTTGCATGCTAGGCTGCCGCGGCATCTTGAGGCGCCTCGTGTCCAATTTAATGGTGCCGTCGATGATCCCCTTTGGTAATCTTACATCCAAATTGCTTTCTTTGCTGGCACTCCCCCCTAAAATTTGACATATATTCTGAAGCGTTAAATTATATCTATAAAAGGTGAGCGTACCGGATCTCTCAAGAGGATCCTCAGGATTTGTTAGTTCTTTCATGGCAACTACATATTGCATGTAAGAGCCTTGTCCGGTTCCCGTTGTGGCGCCTTCTTTGCTTGTTAAGTCATTCACCAAATCGGTGTAACTTCCGCCGGCCTTGGCGGCTTTTTCGGCATATAGTTTAAGGCTGATGGGTACCCCATTTTCGTCGGTCAGATCTGCAATTGTTTTGTTTCCTGTGGCGATTTGGTTACCACCCAACAACACCCCCAGGAAGGATTCGAAACTAAACCCGGCCGAAGCCGCATTAAAATTGGTAATGATCGTGGTGAGGGTTTTAAAGAAAACTAAGTATGCCAAGGTGACTGCAATTTTTTCGGCGTCTGATTTTCCGCTAGCCTTTTGGTTAATAACGGCCGATGGGTTAGCTAACATTTTCTCTAACTGTCTCAAATTTTCTCGAAGGTTTTTTCCATGAATTAAATCTAAAAATTGTTGTAACTGTTGACGTTTCTCTCCAGTCCCGCTATCGTTACTTTCCAAAGATGTCCACCCCAACTCCGAAATAGGAATTTCAGGAATAGCTCGGTAGGTAAATTCTAGAGCCTCCGGGGTCTGCTGAAAATATTCTTTCCCAAGCGGAAGCTGCAACTGCGGGGTGGCTTCTCGGAGTGGTTCGATCTCAAGCACATCTTCTAACACACTTTCAATCATTTCTAACAACTTGGTTGTAGAGATAACAGAGTCTTCTTTCTTTTTATACTCTTGATTTAAAAGTTCTTGTAGCTGTGTCACCGTTCATCCTCACACAATAATATCTGCAATTCCTAATTCAACTGCTTTCTCTGCAGATAAATAGACGTTTACCTTGCGTTCCAGCATTTTTTTCAGTGCAGATTTTGTCATTTTTGTTTCTTGTACTAAACAATTTACATACATTTCTTGTAAGTCTTGTAAAGCTTCTATTTCATTTACCAAATCATGGAGGTCGCCATGATTGCCAGCACTTACCGAATGGATCATCACGCGGCAGTTTTGCATGATGCGGCGCTGCCCCTTTGTGCCCGCTGCTAACAGCAATACGCCGGCAGACATTACCTTTCCAACCCCCACGGTGTGAATAGGTGTTTCTTGTTCAATCATGCGCATCATATCATAAAGCGCAAACATATCGTCGGCATTTCCTCCATAGGTTGAAAGATAAAATTCTATTGGGAGCTTTTCTTCTTCGGGGAGGGGTTTATTAGTTTCATGGAGGAACAATAATCCCTGCACAACCTCAGCTACTTTTTCTTCGGAAATATCAGTGAAGAGGCCGATGGCGCGCAAATCTACGTCACTACTCCCGTTGCCGCGCTCAATGATAAGCACACGCTGCTCTTCGTCTATCTCTTCTTTCCCTTTCCCGGTAATAATATTGCACACTTTTTGTCTAATATCATCGATCATTCTTTCCCCCTTAAAATGGTTTGGACCGCGTCTTGGTGTTCATTCAAAAATTTCATGCCGGACGACCAGTCGGTAAAATCAATAGAGTCTTTGAAAATGTTTGGGTGAAGTTCTACAATCTGCGCGATTGACTTAGTTTTAAAATTTTTCACCTCGTCTGCATATAAAAGCATAAAGGCTTTTTTGTTTTGATCACTGGCTTTAGTTTCATCCAGATAGTGTAGGCGAAGAGTCTTAGAATAGGTAAAGTTCTCCATAGACCGAGCCAACATCGCTAAGCTCAATAATTGCGATACTTTTAACATACTTACGCTAGTATGGGCGGCGCGCAGGAAATAAAACGTTTTGCACGTTACATATCCAAATACAAATAAGAGTAGTTGTAGCCACCATTCCATTGGAATTCCTCAAGCAATTAACCACCAGGCTTAGCTGGTGGTTAATTATAACATCTCACAAATCGTTTGTCAAGTTATTTAGTTAACCTATGCAGGATTCTGTTCGCTAATTCGTCTGCCGAGGCATCCTTGCGAGTCTGCTGCGTTAGGCGAGCCGCCACTCGTCGTGAAACTTCGTTGACGATAGCCTGACGTCGCATGGACTCGTCGCGGCTGTAGCCTTCGTCTTCATCCTTGTCGTGGTCATACTCGGCACCATGGCGCTCGTAGTCGCGATCTTCTTTCAAAGCACGTAGGTGATGCTTCATCTCTCTAATGTGGTCGTCGTCGGCATGCTCGTTCTTCCAGTCGTTCCAAGCTTGGGCCTCTCCGCTGTCTTCGTGGAGGCGCCGGCGCTTTTGTGAACGCGCCTTCTTCTTGCGGGATTCTTGCATGGCTCCTGCGACCTCCATGCCCTCTTCCTCTTCTACCTCTCCCCCTTCCGGGCCCACTGTCTCAACGTCTTCTTCCGCCTCTAGGTCGAACTCCTCGGGGGCCTCTTCTTCCTCTTCCTCGCCGGCGTCGAATTCAGCGGTGGTGGGCTCGCCGGTTACTTCTTCAACCGCCTGTTCTAATGCAGCAACGAAATCGTCAATTGACACCATGTCGGGCGACTCTTCCTCTACCTCCATCTCCACGTCTACCTCTTCGTCGCCTTCGTCTTCGACGGCTCCTACCTCTAACTCTTCTTCAGCCTCTTCGCCTCCGAAGCCTCCCTGCTCTTCCTCTACATCTATCTCCCCTTCTATATCGCGGGCGCCGGGATAGCCCGCCTCTGCCATGGGAAAACCATTGGGGGCTCCAAGGGGTTGTACCGAAGCCAATTTCATGAAACGCCGAATTTCGCTTTCGGTCAATAAAGTTTTACGAGCCATTACAAAAATCTCCTTAAAATAGTAAACTCAAATGTAAATAGTAATAATTTTAAGTAAATACCTTAAAAAAACAAACTTGCAGCTAAGGGGTTATTTCGTAAGCGCTCTAGAGCATGCGCTTCAATTTGTTGTATGCGCGGAAAGGACAGTCCAAGACGTTCCCCTACTTCTCTTAAAGTCATTCTGCCATTAACGTAAATAGACACTAAAGTACAGTTATGTTCCTTTTTAAAATCTATCCAAAAACGACACCGGGTACTAGGACAAGGTGTTTTGTGGTGCACACAATGGGCAGCACATTTTAATAAACCATCTTTCATAATTCTGGAAACTCCTCTTCAAGCAAGTCAAAAATATTGTTTATTTCTTTCTCATCTAAACCAAAATCTTCCATTTTTTGTTGTCCGTTTTTTTTCAAAATCTCAGATTTTTGGCGCCGAATTTTTCCTCCCTTTTTGACTTCGTCAATATAGCTTTGAATCCGCGCGTCTCCTCTGATGTAACCGGTGACGATGTGGCGAAAAAAATCGGACTGCGAGAGGCCGTCGTATTTGCACCGGATGAGGAGCTTGGCCTGGCGGTGATCGTTCTCTGTGAAAACAATCCGCTTGGTTAAGTTACCATAGTCTACTTCTTCCATCACCATTTCCTCGTGGTAATGTGAGTGTCGCTTTCTTTTATTCCGGAAGTAGTCTGTCGAATAAATTGTGCGCTAGCGTGGAGGTGCGCTAAGTCAGGTGCTCCGCTGTAGGAAAAGCCGGACCTAATCCCCGTCTCCAGCTCATGTAAAATGTTTTTGACGCTCCCTCGATAGGGTACCCGCGACGACACTCCCTCATCGGAAGCATAGCAGCCGCGCCATTCAATTTGCGCTTCTTTGCTGGCCATGCCGCGGTATACCTTCCATCGAAGACCCCGGTTATCCTCTAGAATCTTGCCGGGCGTTTCATCTGTGCCTGCTAACAGCGAACCACACATGACCGCATCGGCGCCGGCTGCGAGCGCCTTTACAATGTCCCCAGAATTTTTGATGCCACCGTCGGCAATAATTTTTACATCCCGATCAGTCTTGGCGCAATCCATAATAGTTTGTAAGCCAGGTACACCGTGCCCCGTTTGAACACGGGTGGAACAAATGGAACCTCCTCCTATGTTACATCGCACTGAATCTGCACCCCAGTCAGATAAATGATTAACGCCTTGCAGCGTTGCAACATTACCCGCCATGATATGCAATTTGTCCCCAAAGATCTCTCGTAAATTTATGAGCGCCTCCTTCATTAGAATGTGGTGACCATGAGCCACATCAATACATAAAAATGAAGCGCCGGCATCATAAGCAGCAGTGGCCCGGTCTATATAATCTCCATACACCCCAATGGCGGCGCCAATAGCAGGCGAGTCATTACGGCGGGTGTGTGAGTGGGCGCGCAGCGCTATGGTGCTAGCGGTCTTGA